CACAGGGTTTTCCTGCATATTTACCACCGAGTTGCACCCAACCAGGCTTCCCATCAGAAGACTTACTCTTAGAAAACCAGTCGTGGAGAGAACTATCACCGCTTTTGTTTTTCTCGACAATTTCATTGGATTCCTCCTTCATAGCAAGTTTAGTAGCAGTCGCGTACTTGACATTCTTTCCACGATCTTTGCCATAACGTTTGTTAAATTCTCTAGTGCTCATAGAATCTGCAATCTCATCTCGTTTTTTGATTTGTGATTTAGTCATCATCTCTTCGAGTTTCCACTCTTCTCCTAACCCGCCACCGTTACCACCATTACCATTTCCACCATTTCCATTACCATTAGTAATACCTGATTCTTCTGCAGCTTGTTTCTGCTCAGTCTCAGAGGCATCCTTTACAGAATACCTACCCCACATTCGAGGACCATAGGCACACTGACCGCGAGTCTCTTTTTTCTTACAGAGTCTGCAGTAGCGTTTCTCATTAGGGGGACACTTAACTGCCATTAGTTATAGTGGTATGATGGTTTTGTAGTCTTCTTTGGTAGCTTGCCACTTCTGACTTTACTACCCGAAGTTGAGCCAGCACCCGTAGGGTGTGAACCTGCTCTGGATTTACCGAGAGAGAAGGATTTATCTTTACTTCCCTTTTCAGTGGTATGGAGTTTTGCAGGTTTGTCCTTATCTTTTGTAATGACAGACTCTTGACCGTGTTTTCTGCCAAGGCGACGCATGACCTTGCCGAAACGACGCTTGGACATTTTATCGGGTTTTGAGGTTTGATAAGAGACTTCACGACCAGTTCCTTCACCTGATGAATATTTATATTCACCAACTCCTTTTTTGTATCCGATACCTTTTTTCTTTAGATCTTTTTCTAAACCCTTACGAGATTCACGATTCTTTTTCTCGTCATCACCTCTGTCTGCAGAGATATGACCAGTTACGTTTTTCTTGGATTTAGAAAGCATCCTAGCAGTAGGATTACCTTCAACTAAATCAATAAAATCTTTGTAATACATAACCTTTAATTGATCTTTGAGTGCTAATTTATTAGCGGTAAGTGTCATGACTTCCTTGTCACGTTTGCCATATAGACGTTTAAATCTATGTGCATTTTGATTCTTCATGCCACGGATAATTCTCTCTGCTTCTTGATTAACAGGACCAAGTTGAGGAGATCCAAAACCTTGAGGTTTCTCTCTACCTAAAGATTTTTTCCGTTCGTTTAGCATTATCCACCAACAACTTGAACTTCTTCAACGATGATTGCAGCAGAACCTGCTGTGATTTTTACAGCACGTTTTACAACTGCTTGGGGGTTAGCATAAGCATAAGTATATGCTGCACCAACACCAGAACCATCAATATCAGATGTAATAGTATTACCTGTTGCAGATGCTACTTTCTTACCTGCTGTACCTGCTGATAAGAAACCAGAGTTGATAGCGGGACTTGTGCCATTGTCTTCAACAGCAATAAAATCATTTGCTGTGAATGGGTGTGTATCTCTTCTTTCTCCTAAATGAGAACCTAAAGTGTATACTACAGGGTTCGCATTTGTTGCTTTTACAATAGTTGCTTGACCAGGTTTTGCTCCTGACTTAAGGAGGATTGCTTCGTTCTGAACGAGTGTAATAGCAGGTCCGCCATTAAATGATACTGTAGATGCTCCTGCAGTTGCAACAACTCTATAGTATCCTGTTTGCACTACTTGGTATTCTGTTGCTGATCCAGATATAGTATTAGTGCTTAATACTTTTAAAACAGGCATTGTCGTGTCTAGTTATTTCTTGTCCTCTTTATTTATCTCTTTTTGTTTCTTCAACATTTTTTGTAACTCTGCAGTGCTACCAATAAACATAGTATTATTAACTGTAGAGGGTGTGTTTTTCTTATCTTCCGAATCCAATTCTTTCATTTTTTTCTGCAGATCTATTAACTTATCAGCAGTATCTGCTACGTTTTTAATAAGTTGACCTGCGACTTCATATGCACGAGGATGATCAGATGCTTGTGCTACTTCTAATATACCATCCACTGCTTCTTGTCCTTTCATCACTAGACTATGCAATGAAGCACGAGAGACTTCATAGTCTTGTTGAACATCTTCATTATCTGTTTTTTTCAAAACAGGTTTTACTTTTTCAACATGTTTTTGGAGTTCTGAAGGTTCAGTACCAAAAGCATCATTCAAACCGTCGAAAGGATTTGTCATTAGATTGCCTCATCATTACCACTTACAGGATTACGTTTCTTTTGATCTGTGAACTCGGAATATAATTCACCAAATCCAAAGTCATCATCAGAATCCATTAGGTTATCATCTGCACTATCGATTAAGAATACATTTGCACCTGCAGCAGCTGCAGCAGCAGTAGTGCTATTATATCCTCTAGTTACTGTAAGATCATTACCACTTATATTAGTAACATGCATTACCTCAGATCCAATTTGAATTTCCTGATACTGACTAATACCTGCTGCACTAGCAACAGTAATTAATCTATCATTGTCATCAATTAGATTAGATAATGTAGTTAATACAACACCATCTCTATCAACAAGTGATTTTGGAGTTGCTTGGTAACGAATATTTCTTGGTGCTGTAGAAGTATTTGTATCTGCGTAGATATCTGTAATTGCCTTTCTGATAACTTTCTGCTCTGTAACAGGACCGTATAGGAAAGTTTTTGTAGAAAATCTTAGAGTGTATATGATTGCTCTTCTTGTAGCAAAATCTCCTTCATAACTATCTTCATAATCAATAGATTGTAAGACAACTGGAACATCCTTTGTCTCATTCATTGAAGGTAATAATTTGACTGCTAGATTATAATGAGGTTGAAAGAATGGTAATATCTGTTCTAAAATTTGTAAACCATCTTCTTGGTTTTTAGAAATAATTGCTAGTTCAAAATCAATATTGTAAGGAACTGGCATGAATACATTAGAGTTCTTAGTTGATGATTTTGGAATCTTAATTTTTTGAGTAGGAGCAACTTTTCTAGTTGGATCATATGTAATACCTACAATCTCAAAACCAATTCTAGGTAAAGTAATCTGAACCCTTTTATTAGTTGGATCGGGAACAGCATCAAGTCTTGCTAAGAATTTTTGTTTAGGACCATATGCAAGTGGAACCTTCATCACTTCATCATTACGACGAAGCTCAATATTGTTAAACAACGTTCCGAAAGCAACGATTGTCTTCCTAAAAATTTCGTGATATGCGTAAGTACCTAACATTAGATTGTATCGTCAGTAGTTGAACCAATAGTGCCAAATGGATTTGCTTCAGTGAAATCAATAATATCGTCATCCAGAGTCTCAAAGTCGTAGTTCTGATCGATAGTATTAGCAGTATTAACGTTATTTAGGGTATTATAGGATGCAGATGTCCAAGCAGCACCAGAAGTCTGTCCTGTGACCGTCTCAGGGACGCTGAAGATGCCACTCCTATTGAATACCTGTAACTGTCTATTTGAAGAATCCCATGCCTTAACCTCTGCAGTTACATTAGATGTTCCACCTGCAACGATTTCACCAACTGTGAAATCACCAGAGCCTCCAAGAGCAAAGTTAACTGTAATAGCATTAGCAAATGCAGTTTCGACTGCATCGATCTCTGCGATTCCAGTGTCGATATCTTCATCGCTGTATTCAAAGAGTTCGCATTGACATTCCCAAACATATCCTTTACCTAATTGATAAAATGGTCTTTCTGCTTCTACAAATTTAATTTCAAATAAATGCTTTGTTACGGGAAACCAAATTAAATCTCCTTCGTTTGGTCGTCCCTCGACATTAAGGACTTCAAGGTCGTCAACTTTTTCTTTAAATTTTTCACGGGAGAATATAAAAGTTGTCTTGTCTTCGATACGGACTCCAAATTTGCTAAGTAACTCACCTTGTCCTTCCCATCCTTCAACATTATTGACATATGCTCTAATCGCTCTTGCACTATCGAATTGCGAATCCGAGTCCTCTCCAAAGACCGTATCTTTGTTAACAATCGTTCTCGGAACATAGTAAATGTCTTGCCCATAAATTTCAATAGTTTCAACTAATAAATTTTCAAAAAATTTCTGCTCTTGTGCAGATCCGTTTATTTGTAAACGTGCACTATTACTATAATCACTTTGATTATAATCTTGTGCTGGTGAGTTAGAAATAGCCATTAGTGATTACCCCACTAAGTCTAAAGGAGGAAGTTCATATGTTGTACGAAGTGTCTCTTCAAGGTCTTTCTTGAATTGACTAGCATCTTCTAAAATTCTTCTACCATTAAGGGTTACTCCACCTAGCATTTGTATGCCATCATACTTACTTAGATTTCTTCCCCACTGCTGCATGAATAATGCTTCAACGTAATCTTTCAACCAGTTATCATTAAACATGTTAGTATATGTAGTTGGATCTTGCCTTAGTGACATTTCAACTAAGATAAAATCACCTGCTTGTAAGTCTGCCCAATCCATATCAAGATATAATCTGCCTTGATGTTCATTAAATCTAACTCTACGATCTCTTTGAGAGTTTGTAACCCAATCAAGAGTTTCAAGATACTGTGAAGTTAAGAAGTAATGTAAAATGTGTCCATGCGTCATAGCATAGATGTCATTCAAAAAGATTTGATATTTAATATTGAAAATATTACCTGGCACAATGCTAGATGCACCAATCTGTGAATACACATGATTGACACCTAAAGTACCTGGTGGTAAATCAACATAGTTATCCATTTCAGACCAAGGAGTTCCTGATACAGTTGTAAATCCTGTTGCAGCAGTCTTGATAGCGTCTGTAACCTCTATCTTCATAAAGGTTTTGTAACTACCATTATAATGATACTCTTGGTAGTAATCGATTGCTTCTTCAATTAGATCATCTAATTGTTCTGTAGCAACGTTAATGTCTATCGTAGGATATCCTAATCTACGAAGAGCATAGTCTTTTAGTTCTGTTTTAGAAGCTGGTTTAGTAGCAGACATTTGTTATTAACTGAATGAATTAATAGTCAAGGCAGAAACATCATTAGCAGCGACAGTTTCTCCTTTTTTGAAGAATCCATCAACATTATTAACGGTAATTTGATTAGTTCCAAGAGCAGTGATAGTTCCAGTAGTTCCACTGGTTGCTCCTGTGACAGTTGCTCCGATTTCCATTGTTGTGATGTCAGAGAGTGCTAATGTTGCGTTAGTTGCAACGGTAGCGATATCAACTGTTGCACCATTACCATGAATTGCAGAAACAGGTATAGTAGCACTGTTTCCATGTATAGCGGATACTGGAAGTTGTGCTCCATTTCCATGAATTGCTGTTACATCAAATGTAAGAGCAGCAGCACCGCCACCACCAAGTTGTGCATCTAGAACAGTGACTGTTTCATTGACAATGAATCCAGATCCATCATCTGTGACGGTAACAGAATCAACAGTTCCACCAGTGCCAATCACAACGGTGAATGTTGCATTAGCACCAGACGCTTGAGTAGAATAATCAGATGTTCCTAAGGTATAAGTGCCAGGAGTTCTTGCTGCATCAGTTGCACCAAAGTTACCTACAGTCTTAATTCCAGAAGCATTAGCATTAACAATAGTTATAACTTCATCTGCTGCATATCCAGATCCATCGTCATTAATTGTTGCTCCTGTTACAACACCATTTGAAGTTGTGATATCAAGAGTCAATCCAGTTCCTGATCCAGAGGATGTTGTAGTAATAGCAGTTCCGTTTGCATATCCTGTACCTGCATCGCTGAATGAACCAAGAGTATTAACACCAGTTGCGTTTGCATTTGTGATAGTTAGAACTTCATCAGCAGCATATCCAGATCCTGCAGCGTTAAGAGCAACAGCTGTAACTGCACCGTTTGCACCAACAGTAAGATCAACGGTTGCACCAGTTCCAGATCCACTTGAAGAAGTGGCGACTGCTGTCAATGCTGAGTATCCAGTACCTGCAGTCGCGATAGATCCTAAAGTCTTAATATTAGTTGCGTTTGCATTTGTAATAGTTACTGTGTCACCAGCAGTAAATCCAGTTCCACCAGCATTAATGATAATGTTTGTAAGGACACCAGCATTTGCTGTAATATCAGCAGTCATTCCAGATCCATTTCCTCCAGTGACTGCGATTCCAGTTCCAGTAACATATCCAGTTCCACCAACGATAGATGCTAAGTTAAGTGTTAGTGCTTTACCTGCATTTGCGTTCGTAATTGTAACTGTATCTGAGATTAGATAATCAGAACCACCTGCGTTAACTGCAGCAGCAGTGATATTTCCATTACTATCAACGGTTGTGTCAACAGTCAATCCAGATCCAGTTCCACCAGATGTTGCAACCGCAGTAGCATTAGAGAATCCTCCTCCACCACCATTAGAAACGGATGTTGAAACAACAGCACCTGGTGTAGGATCTCCAGAAAGATTAAGTGTAAGAGTTGTAGATGTTGCAAGATTATTAAGCATCGCACTTAACTGTTCAAATGCATGATCAAGTTTTGTTTGAACTCTTGCTTCTGTATAATATTGATTTGTTGATCCTTCAGATAAAGCATCAGTATCATGGTTATTAAGATTTGCTGCTTGAGTTGCAGTTCCATTGACAGTAGCAGAAATAGCATTAGTGACAGTAATATCATCAACGTAAATATTTGCCCATCTTTTAATACTACTTCCTAGACTTCTAGTTGAGTCTGAATCAGGAACTATGCTCTTTGCATTAGTCTGTGTTGCGAGAAGGTCACCTGTGAGATCACCATTGACATCACCTGTGATAGTTCCACCTGCAGATATGTCATCAGCATAGATATTTGCCCATCTTTTAATACTACTTCCTAGACTTCTAGTTGAGTCTGACTCAGGAACTATAGATTTAGAATTAGTCTGTGTTGCTAGAAGGTTACCTGTTACGTCGCCATTAACATTTCCTGTAATAGTTCCACCTGCAATAATATCATCAGCATAGATATTTGCCCATCTTTTAATACTACTTCCTAGATTATAAGAAGAATCATCAATAGGAACTATAGATTTAGAATTAGTAGTAGTTGCTAGAAGGTTACCTGTTACGTCGCCATTAACATTTCCATTAACAGTATTAGTGACAGTAATATCATCAGCATAGATATTTGCATATCTTAGAATGGTAGTACCTAAATTATAGGAAGAATCTTGGGCAGGAGCTATAGATTTAGAGCTAGTCTGTGTTGCTAAAAGGTTACCTGTTACGTCTCCAGATAAATCACCTGTAATAGTTCCACTTGCATTTATATCATCAGCATAGATATTTGCCCATCTAATAAGAGTAGTACCTAAATTATGGGTAGAATCTGCAGCAGGATTTAGATTCTTTGCGGTTGAATTTGTTGCTACAAGGTTACCTGAGAGATCACCATTGACATCACCTGTAACAGTATTAGTGACAGTAATATCATCAGCATAGATATTTGCCCATCTAATAAGAGTAGTTCCTAAACTATAGAGAGAATCTGTAGCAGGATTTAGATTCTTTGCGGTTGAATTTGTTGCTACAAGGTTACCTGATACGTCTCCAGATAAATCACCTGTGATAGTTCCACTTGCATTTATATCATCAAAATAACCGTTCGACCATCTAATAAGAGTAGTTCCTAAACTATAGGTAGAATCAAGAAGAGGATTTAGATTCTTTGCAGTTGAAGTTGTTGCTTTAAGATTACCTGTTACGTCTCCAGTTAAATCACCTACGACAGTATCAATATTTGCTTCATCAGCATGGATATTCACCCATTGTAAAGTACTAGTACCTAAACTATAGGTAGAATCTGCAAGAGGATTTAGATTCTTTGCGGTTGAATTTGTTGCTTTAAGATTACCTATTAGATCAGCAGTAATGTCATTTGCAGCAAAATTACCAGATCCGTCTCTTAAGACGAGGTTGTTTGCAGCACTAGAAGATGCACTAGCAACGTTAATTGTAGTATTACCAGAAACACCATCAGCATTAGTAAGAGTAATTCCAGACGATGCGGTGACTTGGAGAGTTCTTTGGGCATAAGTTCCAGTTCCTGTGCGAACAACATATCCTGTACCAGCCTGTGCAGCGAGTGCAGTTATGTCAGAATCAACAAATGTTGTGTTAATAGTTGGAGCAGAACTACCATCTACAGATACAGAACCAGATACAACACCTGCAAGGGTGAATGTTCTAGCAGTCTTCCATGCATCAGCAGTAGATGCGTTTCCTAAGAAACCTGCACCTGCACCAGTAGCACTAGCAGCAGTAATTTGATTTGCAGCAAAGTCTCCATTAGAATCTCTATTA